CTTTTGTCTCGGCCAAATTCCACAAAAGTCTAAACTAAAAAGAACTACCTGTTTAAGTATAGGCCCACTTACTCTAGACCGTATAATTGATCATTATACTCTAGACCGTAAGTGCACCCTAGAAAAATAACAGCCTCTTTAAGGTGTTTAGCTTCGTTTATAAGCCAAATATCATGGAGGATTTCAAATGGCTTTTCAATCCGCAGGTGGACACGGGAATTTACCAAACGGTAATTTTTCTAGTGTTATCTATTCCAAGAAGGTCCAGCTCGCCTTTAGAAAGAGCACAGTCGTTGGTGATATCACTAACTCCGATTATTTTGGGGAGATTTCTGCCCAAGGTGATACAGTTAAAATTATCAAAGAGCCTGAGATTTCAGTTGCGGCATATGCCCGTGGCCAGAACATCACAGCACAGGATCTTGATGATGAAGACTTCTCCCTTGTAATCGACAAAAGCAACTACTATGCTTTCAAAATCGACGACATCGAAGAAGCTCACAGCCACGTAAATTTCATGGATCTTGCAACCAACCGTGCGGCTTACCGCCTGGCTGATCAGCATGACCAAGAAGTTTTGGGTTACCTGACAGGTTACAAACAGTCTGACTTGCATGCTCAAGCAGATACTGTAAATGACGTTGTCAATGGTACAAAAGCTGTAGCAACTGCAGGTTCAGATGAATTGCTTGGTTCAATGAAACTGAAAAAAGGTGACTTTGGTAACATCACTACTTCAGGTGCTGCTGACCATTCGATTCCTGTTGCAGCACGTCTACCAGGTGCAACTGCACTGCCAACTGCTACGATCTCACCAGCTATGTTGGTGGCACGTATGGCTCGTTTGCTTGACCAACAACAAGTTGACAAGCAAGGGCGTTTTATCGTCGTTGATCCAGTATTCATGGAAGTACTTCGTGATGAAGACTCACGTTTCATGAATGCCGATTACGGTGAAGCGGGTGGCCTACGTAACGGTCTTGTCTTGAACAACTTCCACGGTTTCCGTGTATACAGCTCAAGCAACTTGCCAGCACTGGGTACTGGTCCAGGTACAACAGGTACTGCAAACCAGAATGCCAACTTCGGTGCAATCGTAGCTGGTCATGATTCTGCTGTTGCAACTGCAGAGCAAATCAGTAAAACTGAAACTTACCGTGACCCTGACAGCTTTGCTGACATCGTTCGTGGTATGCACCTATACGGTCGCAAGATTCTTCGTCCAGAAGCTCTTGTAACTGCCAAATATAACTTAGCATAAGGGGAGATTAGACAATGGCTTTGAATGGTATTCGTATGATCTCAGTAGAACTTGAGGCAACAGCACTGTCTGCTGGTGCCAATACAGTTGCTACTCTTCCTGCACAAACAGTTATTTTGGCTGCTGGTGTTGAAGTTACAGAAGCACTTACAGGTGCTACTGCTTTGACTTTCGACATTGGTACTGGTCTCGATGATGATGCTTTTGTTGCAGCTTATGCAATGGCTGGTAAAGCAGTAGGTGCAGTAGCACCTTCTATTGCTGGTGTTGCTTATCTGACAGCAGAAGACACATTGGACATGACTATTGATACTCTGACAGGTACAGCTACTGCAGGTAAACTGCGTGTCTGGGCAATGGTTGCAGATGTCGATGGTAAAGGTGCTGCAGAAGTAGCTCGTGATCAAGTGTAAATAACTAATCTTTAGGGGCTGGGAAACTGGCCCCTTTAGGCTATCCAAAGGATTTTTGTAATGGCTACTTATGTATCACTGGTAAATGAACTACTACGTAGGTTGAATGAGGTAACACTCGATGCAGCTGGTGATGGCTTTGATACAGTACGTAACGTACAAGCATTAGCTAAAGATGCTGTTAATAATGCCATTAGAAATATCCTACAAACAGGGCAGGAGTGGCCCTTTCTTAAAACTACTTACGTTCAAACATTAACTGCAGGTACAAGACAGTATGATTTTCCTGCAGATCTTGCCAGTGTAGACTGGGACACTTTTTATATAAAGCAGTTAGGATCTGCAAGTAATACTCCTAGTTTTTTACCTACAATTTCTTTTGAGGAATATACTCAGAGATACCGTGGCCTTGATGATCAAGCAGATGTAGGCTCAGGAATTTCTGTGCCTCAACGTGTGTATCAAACATACGGGAGTAAATTTGGTGTAACTCCTGTTCCAAATGACGCATACGAAGTAGAGTACGTATACTGGTCATTTCCTGCAGATCTAAATCTGTACAACGATACCAGTGTAATTCCTGACAGGTTTAACCACGTAGTGATTGACGGCGCAATGATGTATTTAATGCGATTTAGATCTAATGATCAAAGTGCAGCTGTCCACCAACAAACTTTTACTGAAGGTATCCGTTCTATGAGACGTATACTTATGGATGATCCTCTGGACATTAGATCCACAGTACTCCAAAGAAATAAATCATTCAGCAATACAATTAGTAGTATTGTCTAATGGCTGAAAACCTAGCCTCATTTAAAGTATTCTGTCAGGGTGGTCTTAACACTAACCGTGATGTGTTATCACAGGGTGAGACTTCCCCAGGCTCTGCCGTGGCTTTGATTAACTATGAACCTGCTGTTACAGGTGGCTATAGACGTATCAGTGGCTTTAGTAATGATTATGGTACAGTACCCGGTACAGGCAGTGTCTTAGGTTTGTGTGTAGCTAATGGTGTGAATGACGGTATCCTTGCTGCACGTAAGCCTTCTAGTGGTTCTAACTATTTGCATTACTGGGATGACGGTACGGAAAACTGGGTAGCAGTTACTACATCAGGTTCCCCTACTATGACAGGTGTAACAAAGGTGCGATTTAGTAGGTACAACTGGGGTACAGACAAGATTGTACTTACAGACGCAATAAATCCTGCTGCTACTTACGATGGCACTACTTACACGCAGATCACAGACAGCAATGCGCCCAGCGCACCTAAGGTGTCTCACGTATTTAAGAACCATTTATTCCTTGCTGGAGATACTACAGAACCTACTAACCTTTTCTTTTCTGCGCCTTACGATGAGACTAGCTTTGACCCTGCTGACGGTGCAGGTGTTATCAATGTAGGCTTTCCTATTGTAGCTATTAGGTCTTTCCGTGATGCCTTGTACATCTTTGGTACGAACATTATCCGTAAGCTTGCAGGTAATAATATCTCAGACTTTGTACTTCAAGAAGTTACAGATGATCTGGGTTGTATGGCTACGGACAGTGTTATTGAGATAGCTGGTGACTTATTGTTTTTGTCTCAGGATGGGTATCGTCCTATCTCTGGTACAAACAAGATTGGCGATGTTAACTTAGAGTCTATCTCTCAAAACGTACAATCTATTTTTACTGAGGTGGTTCTTCAAGAAGACTTAGATGTATTATCTTCTGTAGTCATTCGTGCTAAGTCTCAATTTCGTGTGTTCTTTGCTGTAGGTGAGTCTACAGGTCTAATTGCAGGTATGCGTTCAACACCTCAAGGAACTGCTTTTGAGTTTGGGCAGGTGCTAGGTATCGAAGCTTCTTGTGCGGATAGCGGCTACATAGGTCAGTACGAGTTTGTCCTACATGGTGATAGCAACGGTAAGGTGCATCGTCAAGAAAAAGGTACGGACTTTGATGGTGCAGAAATCTTTAGTCTATATCAGACGCCATTTATTCATATGCAAGACCCAGAGCAGCGTAAGGTCATCCATACAGTCGCTACATACTTACGCTCTGAGGGTGACAATGAAGTTGCTATGTCGGTCTTGTATGACTACGAAGCTTTTGAAACATTAAGTCCTAACAACTTTACGATTAGTACAGAAGGCGCAGCAGCTTACTACAATGAAGCCCTTTACGACAGCACCGCAATCTTTGACGGCAATCCAGCACCAGTAGTAAGAACTAACGTATCGGGGTCAGGTAAGTCTGTATCTTTTAAGTACGTAACAAATGACACAAATGCGTCACACAGCATTCAAGGCTTAGTTGTGACCTTCGGAGTAGGAGATAGACTCTAATGGCAGGATACACCCGACAGTCAGTAGCTGATATTATTGCTAGTGCAATTATTAAAGCAGGGCCAGTTAATGCGGAGTATAACGCACTACGTGATGCTTTTGCTTTTAGTGGTGGTCACAAGCATGATGGAAGCTCAACAGAAGGTGCTTACGTACCTCTTATTGCTGATGTTGACGCAAAGAATAAAGTTGTAGTAGACACAACTAACAACCGCATTAGCTTCTATAGTGAAGTAGGTGGTGCTGCTGTTGAGCAAGTACGTATTAAAGACGGTGCAGTTGTACCAGTAACTGATGATGACATTGACTTGGGTGCTGTAGGCGCTGAGTTTAAGAATCTTTATGTTGACGGTGTAGGCTATATTGATACACTTACAGTACACGAGAATGCAACTGTTGCTGGTACTCTTGGTGTTACTGGTGTTCTTACTGCTACTGGTGGTGTTGTAGGTAATGTAACAGGTAACGTTACAGGTAATGTAACTGGTGATGTTACAGGTGACTTGACGGGTGATGTAACCTCTACAGGTACTTCTACCTTCGCTACTGTTGACGTTAATGGTGGGACAATAGACGGTACAACTATTGGTGCAACTACACCTGCCGCAGCCACATTTAGTTCTGCTACTGCTACTACTGTAGACATTAACGGTGGTACTATTGATGCTACAGTTATTGGCGGCACTACTCCTGCCGCTGCTGACTTCACTACAATGGACACTACAGGTAACGCATCTGTAGGCGGTACGTTTAATGTAACAGGTACGTCTACCTTCACAGGTGCTATGTCTGCAGGTAGCCTTACCACTACAGGCAACTCTACTCACGCTACAGTAGACATTAACGGCGGTGCTATTGATGGCACTACTATCGGTGCTTCTAGTGCTGCTGCAGGTACATTCACTACAGTAACAACTACAGGACAGGCTACCCTAGCAACTGCTGACATTAATGGTGGTACTATTGATGGTTCAGTTATTGGTGGTACAACTCCACAAGCTGTAACAGGTACAACCATTACAGCTAACACAGGCTTTACTGGTGCGCTTACAGGCAATGTCACAGGCAACGTAACAGGTAATCTGACAGGCAATGTAACGGGCGATGTAACTGGTGATCTCACTGGTAACGTAACTGCCGCTACTGGTACAACTACACTGAATGACCTTGTAGTTAATGGTACGGTAGACTTCACTAGCACAGCACTTCTTAACGTAAGTGATCCTACAGCAGATCAACACGCAGCCACAAAAATATACACAGACACTGCAGATGCACTCAAGCTGGACAAAGCTGGCGGTACGATGTCTGGTGACATCACTATGGGTGGTAATACTGTAACAGGTTTGGGTACGCCCAGCGCCACATCTGATGCTGCAACTAAGGGTTATGTAGATACCTCTGTAGCTGCTGTGATTGATGCTGCACCTGCTGCTCTTGATACTCTTAACGAACTGGCTGCTGCGCTGGGCGATGACGCTAGTTTCTCTACTACTGTAACAAACAGTATTGCTACTAAGCTGCCTCTTGCTGGCGGCACTATGACTGGCGACATCACTATGGGCGCTAATGCAGTTACATCGACTGCAGCACCTACTACAGATGATGAACTTACTCGTAAGGGTTATGTAGACACACAAGATGCACTGAAGCTAAACCTGTCTGGTGGAACCATGTCGGGTGCTATTGCTATGGGTACATCTAAAGTTACTGGCTTGGGTGATCCAACAGCTAACCAAGATGCAGCTACTAAATTGTACACTGACACACAGGATGCTACTAAGCTGAACCTGTCTGGTGGCACTATGACTGGTGACATTGTACTAGGTTCTAACAAGGCTACCTCAACTGCTACACCTACAGCTAACGATGACCTGACACGCAAGGGTTACGTTGATGGCATTCTTGGTTCAGCTACTGCTGCCTCTGCTAGTGCCGCTGCTGCGGCTACATCTGAGACTAATGCTGCAACTAGTGAAACTAATGCAGGTAACTCTGCTGCTGCAGCCGCTGCATCTTATGATGACTTCGATGATCGTTACCTTGGTGCTAAAGCTTCCGCTCCTACCACAGACAACGATGGTGATGCACTTGTAACGGGTGCTTTGTATTGGAACTCTACAAGTGATGAACTGTACATTTGGAGTGGTAGTGCTTGGGAGCAAGGTAGTTTTACTGCAGGTTCACTTCTGGCTAATGTTGTAGAGGACACAACGCCACAGCTAGGCGGTGACCTAGATAGTAACGGTAACGATATACTATTCGGCGACAGCGACAAAGCCATCTTCGGCGCTGGGTCTGACCTAGAGATTTACCATGATGGGTCTAACAGCATTGTCGCAGATGTTGGCGCTGGGGGTTTATTTTTATCTGGCTCTTCTTATGTTGCTATTTTAAACGGCGACAGATCAGAATATATGTTTAACGGCAATGTTAACGGAGAAGTAGCACTTTACTATGACGGTTCTAAAAAACTCGCCACCACCAGCACAGGCGTAGACATCACGGGTACTTTGACCAGCGATGGGCTTGACACAAGCCAAGCCGCAAAAATTAACTCTAATACAGCAGAAGGCGTACAACTTGGTGGTGATGCAACAGGTTCTACACTTATTGGCAACTTAAAGAACACATCTGGTCGCCTTACTCTGCAAGCACCAACTAGCAGAAGTGTCGTTACCCAAACTAACGGGGCAATAGACCGTATGTTAGTAGCCTCCAACGGCGACATCTCCTTCTACGAGGACACAGGCACCACGCCAAAGTTCTTCTGGGATGCGAGTGGTGAGAGTTTAACCCTTAACAGCACATTAAAAGTAGAAGGTGGAACAACTAACGGTTTTCTTCAAGCTTCTGGCAGTTTATTTCAGTTAGGGGCTTCTACAGCTTCCGACCTTGTTGTTTACACTAACAACACAGAACAGATGCGCATCACCAGCAGCGGAAATGTTGGGATTGGGACGACTTCGCCTAGTTATAATTTGGACATTCAGTCATCTGGTGCGGCGCAGGCTAGGATACAGTCTGCTTCAGGGTCGAATGCTGTTTTCAGAATTGAAACGGCGGGAACAACAGACGAAACAAAGATTTACTTTGGTAGTTCATTTGATAACGATCGTGGCCAAATTATATATGCCCACGCAAATAACTCTATGCAGTTTAGAACTGATGCTGTAGAAGCCATGCGCATCGACAGCAGCGGTAATGTTGGCATTGGGACGAGTTCGCCTAGTTCTTTTACCAGCGCATCTGCACAAAATTTAGTTGTAGGTTCGGGTTCTGGAAATGCTGGAATGACCGTATACAGTGGAACATCATCTGTTGGCGGTTTAGCCTTTGCTGATGGAACGGGATTGGGTAGCCACTATAGGGGTCTTTTGCAATATCTCCACGCATCCGATGCAATGCTTTTATATACATCTGAAATAGAACGTATGCGCATCGACAGCAGCGGTAACTTGCTGGTGGGGACTACGAGTTTTACAGGTACGTCGGGAGTTTCACTATCGGCAACGGGATATGTGTACGCAAGTTCAACAAATGATGTAGCTATTTATGCAAATAGGGAAACCTCAGACGGCGACATTGCAGTGTTCCGCAAAGACGGCACCACTGTGGGGAGTATTGGGTCATACAGTGGCGTTGGTATGTACGCTATGGCTCCGAACAATGGTGGATCGGGGCTGTTGTTCTATGATAATGCAGCACCAATTTATCCAATACAAAACGTAAGCGGCACAGCTACTATCTCAGATAATGTTTCTGATCTTGGTGCGGCAGTGCATCGCTTCAAAGACCTCTACCTCTCTGGCACTGCTTATGTAGGCGACAGAATATCTCACGATGGTGATAGCAATACTTATGTTGGTTTTACTAGTGACTCCGTTAATCTTTTTGCTGGTGGTGTTAGTGCCAACTTTACACCCAATGGCTTCTTCATCAATGATGGCTCTTTACGTGAAGATTATGATGCACTCTCTGGGACATCACCTACTTGTAACGTAAATACTGCTGCCGCATTTAGCCTGTCAATGGCAGGTAACACTACGTTTACCTTTACAAGCCCAGCATCAGGATACTCTACAGGCTTCATCCTACAGTTAACAGGCTACACAGGTTATACAGTCACATGGCCTAGCTCAGTTAAGTGGGCAGGCGGTACTGCACCAGACGCACCCGCAAGTGCTGAAACTGACCTGTTAGTCTTCTGGACACGTGATGGTGGAACGACTTGGTATGGTGCTTTAGCTATTGACGCTGCAGCATAACTTATATAGAATAACTTATAAAGAGGTATAACACAATGGCAATCACAACTACTTGGACAATCCCTACAGTAGAACGTAACTTAAGCGATGGTGGTATCACTGTCATTCATTGGCGCTGCCAAGCGTCAGACGGTGAAGGTAACACTTGGGATGCTGTAGGCACTACAAGTCACACACCTGACCCCAGCGCACCAGGATTCATCTCTTATGATGATGTAACTTTAGCTAACTGTTTAGGTTGGGCTAAAGCAAAACTAGACGTAGAAGCTATTGAAGCTAGCGTCACAGCACAACTACAAAGCGTACTTACACCAGTGACAGCTAGTGGTACGCCTTGGAGCGATTAACAACTACAACAAAGGAGAATCACAATGGTAGAGAAACAAACAAAAACCATTACGATTAACGACAAAGAATACACTGAAGATCAACTAACAGATCAACAGAAAGCTATTATTAACCACATTGCTGACTTGGATCGTAAGATGGGTTCCGCACAGTTTAACTTAGACCAGCTAACTGTAGGGCGTGATGCTTTTGTAGCAATGCTTAACCAGTCACTTGAACAAGCTGATACACCTGACGTAAAAGAGTAAGAGGGTAAACCTAGATGTCTACAAGAGTAAGACAAGCTTTTCAAAGTGCAGCAGGTGCCGCTGGTGGTGGAGCCCTGAACGTAGAAGATGTGTTCAGCACTTATTTATATACTGGCAATAGTGCGTCTCAGCCCATTAATAACGGGGTTGACCTTGCTGGACAAGGCGGGATGGTTTGGGCTAAGGCCAGAGATACATCTTACAACCACTTAATTTGGGATAGTGAAAGAGGTTCCACAAATGGAACAGCTTACGACATTCTTTTTCCTAATCTGAATAATGCTTCAAATTCAGCAGCATCATATGGCGTAACTTCATTTAACAGCAACGGCTTCACTCTAGGCCCATCTGGTCAACAGTCTATTACTAACCAAGGTGGTGCGTCTTATGGAGACATAGACTACGCCTCTTGGACATTCCGCAAAGCCCGTAAGTTCTTTGATGTGGTGACTTATACTGGCAATGGTACTTCTGGTCGTACTGTTAGTCACAACTTAGGATCAACCCCAGGTTGCATCATAATAAAAGGCACAAGTTCCAACTATGAATGGTCTGTTTATCATAGGGGAATAGACAGCACCGCCCCAGAAGATTACTTTACGTGGCTAAATCACACCTATGGTAGATTTGATAACACGGGCTATTGGAACGACACTGCGCCTACATCCACGCAATTTACTTTAGGTAATAACGGAAATGTAAATGCTTCTGGGCAAACTTATGTAGCCTACCTATTCGCACACAACGATGGTAACGGTGGGTTCGGCCCTGATGGTGATGCTGATATTATCAAGTGTGGGAGTTATACTGGTGGTTCTGGAAATACTGAGATTGATTTAGGCTTTGAGCCTCAGTGGTTAATGATAAAACGAACTGACAGCGCAGAAGATTGGTTAATGCTTGATGTTATGCGTGGTTTAATTGTTAGCGGTGATGATGTTGCATCAACTGGTCAGAAAGATATTATGGCTAACACTAACGCAGCGGAGGCAACACCTGCTTATGCAGGAGTCAGTCCTCAATCAAACGGTTTTAAGGTTAGGTCTGGACTTGATGCTCTATATAGTGCCAATGGTGGAACCTACATCTACATCGCCATTCGCCGTGGCCCTATGGCTGTGCCTGAGAGTGCGACTGATGTGTTTAAGGCTTTGGCCTATACTGGCAATAATTCTTCACAAGACTTAGACGTAGGCTTTCCTGTTGACACTGTTTTTATCCAAAACAGAACTAAAAACTACACTTATAACAACTGGGTGATTGATAGGATTAGAGGTCCGGGTAAACAACTTTACACTGATATGACAAATAGTACTTCTTCTGATGGCAATTATAAGCACTTAGATAATAACTTTGGATTAGAGTTTACAGGTGCCGGCAACTTAAATGGTGTTTATGGTGGCACTCCTGTGCCATATATTGGGTACTTTTATCGTCAAGCAGCTGGCTTCTTTGATGTCGTTGCTTACACGGGGACAGGCCAAGGTAGTAGATCAATAACACACAATTTAGGGGTTTCACCTGAGCTTGTAATCGTGAAGCAGCGAACAGCGTCAAGTAACTGGTTTACTTGGTGTTCTGAATTAGGAAACGATCATCATTTGTTCTTAAATGCTGTTACCGCAAAACAGAGTAGCGCATTGTATATGAGATCAGCGACTGACACTGCTTTCAACCTAGGTAACCAAGCTAGTGGTGTTGGAGTAAATTCATCTGGTGTTACTCACATAATGTACCTCTTCGCAAGCCTCCCCGGTATATCTAAGGTGGGGAGCTACACGGGTAATGGCGCAAGTCAAACTATCAACTGTGGCTTTACGTCAGGTGCAAGTTTTATAATGATAAAACGTACCGACAGCACGGGTAACTGGTATCAGTGGGACACAGAACGTGGCATTGTTTCAGGAAATGATCCCCACCTTGGATATAATATCTCAGGGCCAACAGCAGAAAACTCTAGTTATGACAGTGTTGATCCGAATAATAGTGGTTTCAATGTAGTTCAAAACTCTGGTACAAACATTAACGTAGCTAACGCCACTTACATCTTCCACGCAATCGCATAACTGCATACGCAATATAATCAAGGTCATACAAGGAGTATCAACTAATGACTGAATATCGTGATCGCACAACTGGTGAGCTTAAATCTCAAGGCCAGTTACGCAAAGAAAACCCTAACATGTCTATGCCTAAAGTGTGGACAAGTAATGTGTTTGACGCACTGAATGTAGACCCTGTGCTTCGTGCGCCTAAACCTACGGATGGCATTGGTGCATATCAATCAGTACGCCGCAATGGTGTAGTGCAGGATGCTAATAACAACTGGGTTGAGGCATGGCAGATAGCTGATATGTTTGCTGACACAACTGAGGATGGTGTAACAACCACTAAAGCTGAACATGAAGCAGCATATCAAGCACAGCTAGACAGTAGTGCAGCAGAAAGTAACCGCACACAGCGTGACCGCTTGATTGGTGAAACAGACTGGTGGGCATCTTCTGATCTCACTATGACTGCTGAACAAACAGCATACCGTCAAGCACTGCGTGACATCACAAGCCACGCTAACTGGCCCCACTTAGATGAGGCTGACTGGCCTACTAAACCATAGAGTGTAGGTTATGTCTGACATTAAACTTACAGCAGATGAAATAGAAGATATGCTAGATCGTGCAGCTAGACGTGGGGCAAAGGAAGCTTTACGTTCTATTGGACTGTTAGATGATCAAGCACAAAAAGACATTACCGAAATGCGTAGCTTACTAGAAGCGTGGCGAGATACCCGTAAAGGTATCTGGACTACAGTAGTAAAAATAACCACTGTCGCCGTACTGACGTTTATTGCAGGCGCAGTATACATGGCAATGGATAAGTAAGGACTCAAAAGATGGCCAGCAATTTAAATAACGTAGAGAAACTACTTGTCAGTTCGCACGGGTTTACAGATAACGGGGACGGTACAGTAACTGCTCCTAGCGGAGCTTTGTATGATGGCGAACAGGGTGGCTATTACACTGCTACGGGCGCATCACCCGTATTAAATACTGGTCCTGGTAGTGCCATCGAAAACCTTGCAGATTTAACATATTTGTCGCAGAATACTGGCGTATCTAGTGCAGTACTAAATGCAGCTTACGAGTCTGTAGGCATTGATTCAAGTGATCCTTTTGCTTTTGGCGAGGCGCATAAGCTCCTTAGGAACAATGGGTATAAACCAGGTGAAAATATTGGGTTCTACGGAAGCAATCAAGCAGTTGATGAGGGTGCTAAACTTCTTCAACAACGTTGGCAAGAAGCTCCTACTGAGGAAGAATTGGCTGAAGCTGGCCTAAGTGGGATGACTGTTATTAACAGTAATACTGCTAACAGTGAGTGGCTTACTAATGCTTTGGCGGCTAGTAACATTGATACGAATAAAACAAATGCTATAACTGGCCAAAAAGCTGACTACTCCGATCTAGACGGGCGGTTAAAAGACAACTCTTATTGGGGTTCTAAAATTAACGAATTTGGATCCTACGACAATGCTACTCTTGATATGATGGAGTGGGAAGAGTTGAAAAAGAAAATGGAGGAAACTACTCCTGGGGGTTCTGGCAACAATGCTACAGGTATTGTTACCGGAGGTACTGCAACTGACTCTGGTGCAGGTGGAATTTCTGGTGGGTTTACTGCAGATTCAAATACTCTAGACATTCCAGATTCTGCAGTGTTACCCACATTTACTGGTGGTGTATCTCAAGTAAGTCCTGGTGCTTCTGGTACTTACACAGTACCTGCTCAGACTTTTGAAGATAATATTACAAACCAAGTTAAAGACTTTAAAGATAGGGCTGTAGAACAGCAACAGTTTTACCAGCCACAAACTATAGCAGAAAAAGAAGCTGCAGGTCAGGATGTATCTTCGTATGCATTAAGTCAAAAGCTGTACCGTAATCCTAGTACTGGCCATCAAATATTTATTCCGTTTCAAGGTAGTCAACCACTGCAAGCAGTTCCTGCAGGTTACTACGAAGTAAATCAGCAGACGGGTACTATGGGTACTGGTGTCTTTAATCCTATTACAGCTGGTGGTAATACGTTTACTGGTGCCAACACTGGCGGGGTAATTCAGGGTTATTCTGGAGAAGATGGCTCAGTAGTTTCTCCTAATCCGAATCCCATTGATCCTAATCAAATCTACGGTGATGTAAGTTTTACTGACCCTGTAACTGGCCAAGTAATTACACAAACTCCTGAAGAATATTTTCAGTCTCTAGCTAACAAACAAGCACAAGCTACGTTTAACCCTGCTACCTCTGTAGCAATGCCTGGTGTATCTACTATGGCAGAGCTAGGTTATGAATACAATGCTGATGGTACAGTTAAGTTAGACCCAGCTACTGGTCAACCTATGACAAAAGAGTTAATGCCTGGGACTGTCTTAGAGTCTACTGCAGGTCAAGCTCAAGCACTGGCCCCTGTGATTGGTAAAAGGCAAGCTACAGATGCTTCAGGTAATCTTATGTTCGATACTGCAGGTCAACCTATTATGGTTGGTGCAGACCCTGCACAAGTAGGTCAAGTAGTTCAAGCTAAAGGTCCAGGAACCCCTGCAATGTATGACGAAGCAGGTAACCTTCTTTCAGAAGCAGTGGACATTCCTGGAGCAGCTCAAGTAGGTCTAACTACTGCAGCACCTGGAATAGCTACACAGCTTCAAGGTGGTACTACAACTAACTACCAGGGTATGGCCGATGCTGTAGCAGGAGCTAACTGGGATGTTACGACTGGTACATTTAATATGAACGGTCAGACATTTACTCCAGATCAGTTTATTGCAGCTAATAACTTAAATATTGGTGATTACTTAACCACTACTGGTGGTCTACAAGCTGCTCAGTTATCTGACCTAACTCAAACAATTACAGGTCAAACAGATTATACTTCCTCAGTATCGGATCTTACAGCTGAAACAGGTTCATCCCAGACTGTAGCTGATGTCGCAGGTGAAGCCGGTCTACCCACTCGTACACTGCAGACAGGTCCAAATGGAGAGGTTATTACGGGTACTGGTGTAGACCAAGCTGCAGTTCAACAGGCCTTTGGTACTGGTGAAGTAGCTGCTGCATCTGTTCAAGATGAACTAGCAGGTCTTATGGCTCAATTCGAAGGTGGTGATACACCTGCATGGGCTGCAGGATCAATGCGTAAAGCATCTCAAATGCTTGCAGCTAGAGGTCTTGGTGCTTCGTCTATGGCAGGTCAAGCAGTTATTCAAGCTGCTATGGAAGCTGCTCTACCTATTGCTCAGATTGATGCTGGTAACAAACAGCAGATGGCTCTATTTAAAGCAGAGCAAAGAGCTAAGTTCTTAGGTCAAGAGTTTGATCAAGCCTTCCAAGCTAAAGTACAAAATGCAGCCAGAGTTTCTGAGATTGCTAATATGAACTTTAGTGCAGAGCAACAAATTGCTTTGGAAAACTCTCGTGCTGCAAACACTATGGATTTGCAAAACTTGAGCAACAAGCAAGCCCTCGTTATGTCTGAAGCTGCTGCACTATCTCAACTTGAGATGGCCAGCCTAAATAACCTACAACAAGCTCAAGTACAAAATGCGCAGAACTTCTTGCAGCTTGACATGGCTAACCTTAGCAACAATCAATCTACTGCACTGTTTAAAGCACAGCAAGTTAGCAATGCAATGCTCAGTGATGCAGCTCAGGCTAATGCCTCTGCACAATTTAATGCCACAAGTACAAACCAAACTAACCAGTTCTTCTCAAACCTTGCAGCTCAAGTATCACAGTTCAATGCAGCACAACAAAATGCTATTACTCAGTTTAATGCTGAAGAAGCTAATGCAATTCTTGAATTTAACTCTGCACTGCAAAACCAACGTGAGATGTTTAATGCTCAAAACTACCTAGCAGTGGCTCAGGCTAATGCTCAGTGGAGACAGAACATCAACACTTCAAACACAGAAGCACAGAACATTGCTAGCCTCACCTATGCTAAAGAGGTAAATGGACTTACCCAAAAAGCTATAGATGACTACTGGCAAAAAGAAAGAGATATTATGTCCTATGCCTTTGCACAGTCTGAAGGTGCTGCTGATAGAGCACTCAAGATCCTTCTTGGTGAACAAAGCTTAACATCAATTAGAGAGCAGCTAGAGTTTAAAGAAGAAGAAAATAAAGCTGAGTTCTGGTCAGATCTGTTGTTTGGTGATCAAGGCTTTAGTGACGTCTTTAAAATGAAAGCTAAAAAAGAAGAAGAAGGAGCTTGATCATGGCTTATAATGTACCTTATCTCAAATACCTTCAAAATTTACGAGAGTCTCCTAACAAGTACTCAGCTTTACAAGCATCTCCTGCGAGGGGGATTCTTAGTAAGCCTATGAAGGCAAACCTAGAGGTTTATGATGATGACCCTCTTGAAGTGCAGAGAGATCTTATCCAAAGAATTAAAATGGACGATGAGACAAAGTATAGTATGATGGATGATATGAATACTTCCAGAGCACTTACAGATGAAGCTGGTAATCCTGTTACCCTTCAAGAAGCTCTTGATGCAGAGGAGGCTGAGACAGTAAGTCCTCCTTCAGGTGGTCTGATGTCTCCTGCAGAAGCAGAGGCAGCTCCTGAAGTAGATCCTACACCCCCAGGTTCTTACACAGATGATGCAGAACTTGGAGCCTACTCCAACACCATTGCTATCTTGCAAGATGACACTGAGTTTATGACTCAATTAGCTAGTATGACTGAGAAGTACCCAGGACTTACAGAACGTGAGATCTTTCTAGTTGCTGCCAAAGAAAGTAGTGTAGGAACTAACATGGGTTCTGCAGGTAATATGTTTCAGATCCTAGGTACACCAGCCCAAGAAGCTGGAATTGACTTGAAGAAACTTAATAAATCTGGTAATATGACGGATCATCTAAAGGCACTAGAAAAGTACCTGGATCGTTGGGACTACGATGGTAGTGCACCACTAGGACTTCTTGTTGCTGCACCTGGTTACAGAGATGCTGCACCCGATACTGTCGTTTATGAAAAGGGTAGCAAACAACTTAAGAAAAATCCTGGTTGGGCAGGAGCAGATGGTAATGCCACAGTGGCAAGCATCACAGAATTTTATAGGGGCCAAGAATAATGATTTTTGACAGAGTACAACCAGGGTTCTCCCTAACTCAAGAGCCAAAAGGTGCTCCTTTTGAGAATCCACCGGACATTACAGACCCCGAAGAAGCAGCAATGTATCACCTAGATAAGATGAACAATGCAGATGCTTTCGAAGATATTAGCTATTTTTTGGAAAAAGGTATTGATATTCCTACTTTGGTCCAGGGTATACTTCGCAATGCTGTGTTCCAAGGTGTGCATAGTATTGATGTAAGTCTTATTGTTGCTCCCACACTGCACGAATTTATCAAAGATATTGGGGATATAACGGGGGTAGACTACGATGAGGGTATTAGTAATGACGGGGATAGAGCTGTTATTCGTTACCAACGTAACGTAGCTCGTGCAGAAAAGATGCTTAAAAAACTTGGTGTAAGTGCTGAGAGAACCATGTCTGGTGAAGAGACAGAAGAAGACGATGACATGAAAAATCAGATGGAAGCTATGATAGTAGCTGACGCAGAGGAAAAACCTATGGAAGGGGTTGCTCCAGAAGAGACTGCAGAGGCACCGATGGAAGAGCTAAAAGGTTTAATGGCTAGGAGTGCAGGATAATGGCATTAGGATTTTACTCAGGTCTAAAAAACCGTGAAGACAGAATCAGAACAAGGAAAGAACTTTTAGCTGATAAAAAAGCTGCTAATGAGCAATGGAATGCACGTTTTAAACTGCAGAATGAAGAGGCTAATAAGACTTGGTTAGAACGTAATACTATTACTTACGGCCAGCAGATGTCTGCTGCTGAAAAAGCTGCTGCAGCTGCTGCTGCTGCTAGAGAAGAGAGCCGTGCATTTGAACTTGATGTGTTAGCACTGAAGAGGGCTTACGAGCTAGACGATCAGGCTGCAGCTCAAGAGTGGTGGAAAGATCAACAAGTTATTCTTAACAAGTTTGCCGAGCAAAAAGCAGTTAATGCAGAGGGTAGGTTACAGGCTTGGGATCAGACAAAGTTTGAACGAGATAGAAAAGCAAGACAAGAAGATCTAAGATCAGAGATCGGACTTAGAACTTCTGCTGCAAATAGTCAATTTGATTACCAGTATACTATTAAGACAGAGGCAGCTAAATCTGCTGCTATTGCTGCTCATGCAAATGAAATGCAGAAACTCCTCTTTGAAAGAGTTACGGGCGGCGATTTTGTCGGTGCAGACTTCACTGCTGCTGTAGGTAGTACTAGTGACCCTATGGCTCAGATTGCACAGTATTCGGCAGGTATTATTGCCCTAGGTGTAGAGAAAGATAACAAAGTTCTTGCTAACCTTGCAGGTTTAAACAACCCAGCTGTTATGAAGTCTGTGTTCGAGACACTTCAAAAGTACCATACAAAACTTGTAGAATCTGGTCGTACAGAAGATGGGCAAACTTTAGATCCAAATGCTATTGATATGTTTAGAGACGGAGCTAACAGTTATTTAAGTTCCATTGAAATTACAAGTCCTGATCCATCTCAAGCTGAAGCTATCATTAAACAGATGGAAAGCATGGAAGGTGCAAGACCTTTAGACGACCTTACTAAATCTATTATTAGGATTTATGCTAATAAAGGATCTGGTTTTGCAGTAATTGAACCTACAGTTATTGAGCCTTTAGATACATCTAAACTTGGTGACTGGACAAAAATTATAACTCAGAATTCAGTTGCAAGAGGTAGGAGTGAGCAGAATAACATCTCTAAAGCTTTGACATCAGTAAATGAAATGTCTAAAACAGGCACTCCTGATCAACAAGCAATGGCAAAAGAATTAATGGAATGGCTGGGCACCAGGAGTCTTGCTGTTACAGAGGCTTTAGATAGTGCTAGAGGTGATAATCCAGATTACTATGGTGTAACCTCCTTGTACGGAAACAATGTTATTGGGGAGGCAATGGAGGCAGAGCCTAAGTTGAGAACTGCGGTTCTACCCGATTATATAAAAGAGGCTAAGGATGCAGCCCCTATCGTAGTTCCTAATGTTTCTGTGCTTAGGTCTCTTATTGAATATGGAATTATCAAAGTAGGTGATGTTGTAACTTATACTAGAGACGATGGTCAAACCGTGACAGGTCCATACAAAGGAAAATAATATGGCAGATGGATTTACTCTAGCTGATCTAGAGAAAGATGTTGTCGTACCTGATGTAGAGCCTATCATAACTACTCTGGAAACAACAACAGAGCCTACATCAGAGGTGCCTGAACTTACACCAGAAGTTCCTGTATCAGAACAACCTACAGTAGAAGTACCCACTGAAGGGGAGCCTACATCTGAAGGGTTTACTCTGGGTGACTTATACCCTCAAACAGGTGTATCTGAGACACCAGTGCAGCAAGCACAAGATTTAAGCTCTCCATTTACACTAAAAGATCTTCAAGTTCCATTTGGAGGTTTTACCCTAGAGGCAGAAGATCGTTTTTTAAACGTATACGATATTTTTGATAAGTACGACAATAAGCCTCTAACTAAAGAAGACATCATTGCTGATCCAGACCTTATGGAGATTGTGTACCAATCTTTAGAGGCAAGATTTCCCGAATCAACAACCTTCGGTAAAGTTACTAAAAGTGTTGCAGGTGTGATGGGGGGTGCTACTGGCGGTTCTGCTCTAATGAACCGTAACTACAGGGCGATGGAGCCAGAAAAAGCATTTGAGATCTACCAAAATTATCAAAGAACTTTTGATGCTGCACAATCAGTTACTGTTGCTAATGAGATTACTTATACCCTGGGGGCAGACGACGAAACTAAAAGACGCCTTGCTGGAGGGTACTTACTTTTTAACCAGATGGGTAATATCTTTACTGGTGAAGGTAGTTGGCCAGAGATGTTCGATGGTATCGTAGACTACACCTCAGCTGCGGTATGGGATCCTGTAACTATCTTGTCGTTTGGTATAGGTAAAGTTTTAACTGCAGGGGGTACAAAAGCTACAGGTGCTGCACTTCAAAAAATGCTGACTGCAGCCTATACAGATGCTATTGAAAAAGGTGCTACAAAGAAAGCTGCAACTATTGCTATAAGCAATGCTATGGCAAAGGCTATGCCAATGGCTACGGTAGACGGTGCATTTGCACTTGGGCAAGACTTTGGTAGACAGATGCAGCTGATAGAAGTTGGTGCACAGGACGAGTACAGCAAGGCTGAAGGTGCTCTTACTGCTGCAGGATCTATGCTCTTTCCCGTAGTTGCAGGTGGATCAGCACTGTTTAAGGAAGCTAGAAGGTCTCCCTTTGCAAAGAATACTATTCTTTCGTATCAAAACATCGACAAGATGATTAAGAAACATGGTCCAGATGAAGCTTGGAAAAAGCTTGGTCAGGCACTGGACAAGAACGGCTTGTTTCAATCTCTTGATGAACAGTTTGGTACGTTATCTGCTAGAGGTAAGATTAACTTCTTACCTTGGGAACAAGCTAAAGATGAAGCTGATAGGTTAATTGCTTCTAGGGGTGAAAAGAGAAGAGACCTTGCAGCCACTAATGCATTCTCTAAATTCTTTTGGTTTGGTGATCCAGAAAATGGAGTTAAAGGTTATTTTGAAGCTCTAAATGATGCTGGGTTTGTGATGCATCCAGAGATCATAAAGAAGTACAAGACAACTGGTGCCTTTGCAAGGACTATACGTTTTATTAATCCGTCTAAACTTGATAAGATGGTTAAAACCTGGGAAGAAGAAACTGGTTACGTACTCGATGGTGTACGTACAGAAAAAGGTAAAGTCTCCCCTGCTATGATGGAAGCTGTAATGAAAAACAGCACTAGTTTGGCGGGTGAAAATCTGTGGATTGCATCTGAGCTGTCTAGATTGCAAAAGGCAGGTGTTAGTAACAAAGGTATGCTTGAGTTGTACAAGAGGATACAACCTTCGGAAGGTCCACAACACAATCAAGCTGCACTGTCTTTGTATAAACGACTAATTACCTCTCACCTATCTACTACTGGTGCTAACCTTCAAGGCTTTAAAACACTTGTATCTCTTAATACTGCTGCAGACTTTGTTGCCGGTGCTATAGATCTGTCTCGTGGTGCTATTGCAAAAGGTCTTGGTAACGAAGAGGCTGCAGTAAATTTTTACAACAGAGCCTATGGAGAGTGGGGTGGATCATTCCGCAGAGTTGCTGATGCATTGTCCCCAGATATCCCTATTGAATATGCTGATGCTGTTCTTGCAATGAACCCTAAGATTGCAGAAAAGTTATTTAGAGATATTGCAGGTGACGGTGGTGTTACTGATTCTTTAGAGATGTTTAATCTTGATGGAGCTTCTTACAAGAAACGACTTAAGGATGCTGGACCTGTAAGAACAGCTATAGGAAAGACTGAAGAGTTTCTTTGGAAGGGTGCTGATGCATACACAAAGGGTGTGCAAACACTAACATTAGCCAGGCTTCAGGATAACCTTACTAAACGTTTTGCTTTCGGTACAAACCTTAACCAGGGTATTATGAAGAAGTATGGAGTAACTCCAGAGGAGTTCTTCTCCAATCCTGATGTAGAGTTTACTATGGCTAAACCAGAGTTCCGTGAGATCATGGAGCAAGCTGCTTACCGTACTATGAGGGAAACTGCCTCTGTAAACTGGTCTACCTTACCTGCTACAAACTTTATGAGAAAGTCTGCAAGGTTTATCGAAACAGTTACCAACCGTTCTATGGGTGGTTATGTTGTACCTTTCGGGAGCTTCTTGAACACAACTATAGCAACTGCTGGAGATCTTAGTGGGGTAAACTACTTAAGATATGTTACAGCTAAAACTATCGGTAAACAGATTGATCCTGTAACTGATGATGGTGTAGAACTATTTTCTAAAATGGTTGTAGGTTGGGGTGCAGTTAGCTACGGTGTTGGTGGTCAAATAGGATTTGAAACTGAAACTGGTGATAGTGCTGTCGAAAGAATAGAAAGTGGCCTGAGTTGGAAGCAAGATAGGCAGGACGATGGTACGGTCAGGAACCGTGAGTTTGAATGGCCTATATCTCTGATAAGAGCTAGTAGCCAGGCCATTGCTCATGGTATGATTGAGACTGGTGAGATGGACATGTCTAAGGCAGCTCAACGTATGTTGACTGACTCTGAGTTCCGTAAAAGATTTATGTCAGGTATTCCTGACGATCTTTGGGTTGATCTTACAGTCCAGGTAGGTCCAGGGCAAGCACTGAGAGACCTTGACGATCTCGGAGCTTCTATGGGAAGATCTTGGCAGATGGCTAAAGATGGTGACTATGGTCCTCTTGCCTACAGTATGCTTGCTGCATCAGGTTCGAAGGTAGTTTCTGGATTTACTCGCCATCTTGATCCAGTGAACACTGCTTATGGATTGCTTGAGGGTAAAGAGATGAACCCCGACCTTCGTCAAGGTAATAGATTTTTTAATGATGCAGGTCGTTACCTTAATCAACTTACCGGACAAGCAGAGGGTATGGAGAGAAGGGCTACACCTACAAGAGGCTTTGCTTCTGGAAAGGATGTAGATGTTGGTAAGCAACTAATGGTTAGGTCTTCTAAGAATCCTAACTTAGTTGAGGCTATGTTTAACTCAGCTGGTGCTAATATCTTTACCCAGGTTCGTTGGACTGGTCCTGCGAAAGTAAAGAACTACATGGACGGGATGTTAGCCCCTGCACTACAGACCCAGTCTGAATTGGCTATGGCTAAGTATCCTAATTACTTCAAGATGAGACAAGATCAAAAGGAACTTGTACTAAATGAGGTTAGAGAGGGTGCCAAGGCTATGGTAGTCAATCAGATGGAGAATGGTGGCCAAGTACCTCAAACAATGGATGTTGTAAGAAAACTTAGCAGTAAGAAAAAAGTAGTGGAAAAAGTATTAAACCTTCTACCATTTGAATTTGGAAGCACTGATACCTACGATCAAAAGATGGAGAAGATACTAGAGATGGAGGATGGTTATCAACAACTCTTAAAGATTAAAAATCTTGTTGATACCTACGACGACTGGAACAAAGTAGTTCAATAAATTAAGGGGGCTTAACGCCCCCTCTTTTTTTAAGTATCTTCATCCAGCATGTAGTCTGCCCAGTCGTATGCTTGTTTCTTTATATCCCGCATATTGTTACTGGATCTTGCACCTGCTAGAAGACCAGTTAAAGCCTGGCCAGCAAGATATATCCTTGCTGTCAGACCTTTGCTTGAAACAATTTTACGTTTTTGTTGAGTAAACTTTTTTGCCTCTTTCTCTAAATCCTCTTTCAACTACCAACTCCTTGTTTTAGGGATGGCCTTACTCTTTGCTTTGAAGTTGAATAAGTGCTTCCAAATACCATCGTGCTTTTTTTAAATCCTCTAGACCATTCTTATACCTCCAACGGTGCAAGTATTTAGCAACGTTACCCCTATAATAACCTATTAGCTCCTCATCTGTCAAGATGTCTTTAATATATGTGATACACTCGATATCACCCTGACCATAGTGTGGAGGTTTATTTACGTTATCACTCATAGTTTTACTAGCTCTGCTTTTGTATACGGGATGTGGAAGAATAATTCTCCAGGTTTAATGTACCGACCTTTAGCTTCTTTTAAGCTTTCTTTGGTAAGTAACGTATCTTTAATACGCCAGGCTTGTTTTAGATCCTTACGAAAGACGTAAAAGTTTAGCACTCCATCGTTGCCCTCATACTTATCTAGTAGGCGTTGCTTACGTTCTGGTATACGTATCTCATCCCAATGTTCAGGCCAATCGTTTTCCCAAGCTACTTTAACTTCAGCTTCATTGAAGAATGTTAGCCCGTGTTTTTGCGAGACAACGTCTACAAAGTAGTTTTCTTCTGTATTTACGATAACATGCTTTTTAGATTTTAGGTGGGATACAAGAGCATCCTTAGCTTGTTTGTCGTAAGCCTCGTACAAGGCTCTGTTAAAATTCTTTCTCACTGCCGCCATTTAAAAGCTCCCTTAATTCCCTATAACCACCTACGTGACCACCTTTGTCATCAAAGATTTGAGGTACTGTACTGAGATTTGTCTTCTTTAGCAAGGTTAAAATCCATTTAGAACTGGTAGAATGGACATTATATTCTACATAACCAATGTTTTTATTCTTTAGCATTGCTTTAGCTAAGTCACAAAAGTTACACTGCTCTCTAGTTATCACCACATACATTGTGTTCTTTTCTCCAATTCAGTTCACGTAACAGTTTCTTTTGCTCATAGTCCGACATTATCATCCAGTCCCTAATCTCGTCTATGGTCCTTAAACACCCTGCGCAGTACCCGTCTTTTATCTGACAGATCTTTACGCAGGGTGAGGGTGTAGACCCTACACTAGGTCTACGATTTCGCATGAGTCGCCAGTGCAAGCAAGTGTCTGACTCCCAGAAGTATTATCTTCGTTCTCATACTCGGAGAGTTTAGACCAGTCGATAGACTTAGGCATGAGAGACTTGAGAGAGTTGTAATCACTCTTACCTACTTCTTGATAAGGTGCTTGCTGATACGTGTGTTCATTGTATGGTAGGAATGATACACCAGACATCTCGTCAAAATATTTGTAAACAAATGCACCTACTTCCATCCACTCCTCTGACTTTACGTTTATAGTCACTGAAGGTTTATGTTCACACCAATGCCTTTGATACTGTAGCCACATCTTTAACTGTTCAATAGCAGAGATGTCCGATGTACATACAGCACCTTTAGGTGCCATCTGAGGAAAACTAAAGACTGTAGTCTGCTCAGGTTTAAACACATCAGGCTCATTAGGAATGCCTTGGTCAATCATAAACTGTGTCAGAGGATCTTTGTTATCACCACGAACAGTCCGAATATAATAGGGGCTGTGACGAGCATGAATACCAGAAGAGGAGTCAACCAACTGTGATACTGTTCCCGAAGGTTTAACGCAGCTGATAGCAGCAGCAACAGGGATGCCAAGGCGTTTAGCCCACTCAGCATTAGTAGCCACGGCCAAAGATCTAAGTTTGCCAAGAGTTTTCTCCAATCCCACATTCTTTGTTGTCATTAAAGGGTTATCCATAATGCCAGTAAGAGACACACCAAGTAGACGTTCATCTTCAGTATTGTCTGCCCACTTCTTACGTAAGTAAGGAAACTTGGTATAGGTAGATTGAATTGTACCTAAGATAGTGGCTAGGCGTACTTTCTCCTCCAAAGTTTCTAAAGTATCTGTAGCACGTACTACACACTCTGTTAAGTTGCAAAATTGCATCGGTCGTAGTATAATTTCCGAACAAGGATTTGTACCAAAATCATAGTTAGGATCACGTCTACCATTTAATCCAGCTTGTTTCTTAGATGCTTCACGGTTAAAGATACCACGTTCACCAGAACCAGACTCAACTAAAGCCATCCACTCACGCATAAAAGAGACACTGTCTGGTTTTTCAGTGTAGGAGACAGAGTTGTTAGCCAAGGCACGTTGTGGATTATTCTCCCACCATTGTCCTGACTTAGCATGACGCATCCGGTCATCACTCAAATTAGACAGACTGATCATTGCACTGCGGCGTACACCACCTACAACTACTACCTCACCAATCTTACACATAATATCGTGACACTCGATAGAGCTGAGTTTACGTCCTGAAGCTTTCTTGAAAGTGCTAATAGTAAAGTTAAACAGGTCAACCAAAGGGGCTGGACCAGAAGCCCTACCACCAAAAGTTTTAAGAGGTGCTCCAGCTGGACGTACCTTAGACACATCCCAAGTTGGGATCTCACCAGAGTATAGGAGTGCAATCAATTGACGAAGAGCCTTAGCCCACCCCTCCTTGGAGTCCTTGACGACGATATTAGTCTCACTGTCGAAGAGTTGAGGAACATCTGGAAGCTTGTTGATGGCTTGCCTCTCTACACTGAAGCCAACTCCCGTGCCACAGAGGAGGATAAACATAGCCTCATCGAAGGACTTAAGGTCATCTACGGGTAGGTAGCTACAGTTGTACATACAGGTATTGTCCCTGTCTGCTGCAGGTCCGGCAGTCATAAGAGATCGCATAGAGGGCATTACCTCTAGACCTAGAATAGCCTGTTCTAGTTTAAACTTTGTTTCTGAATCCACCAAGTCTCGAACTACATTAGTCATAAAACGAGATACGGTATCACTCCAGGATTCACGGCCAGATCCTTCACGGTACTTTGCATACCGTGACTTGTGGATAAAAGCCTGGTAATCTGTTGGTAGTTGGTTATTCATCTTTTATCCCCTGACCCTTTTAATTTACCACGTTGTTGTCTGTCACGTAGCTTTTTTAAATTATTATCCGCAACTGCACTGAGATCTACATTTAGATCTCGACATAGTGCTGCAATATACCAAAGACAGTCACCCACTTCGTCTGCAATTGCATCACGATCAAACTGACCGTCACGCATGATCTTCTTAACCTTGTTAGCTACCTCACCAGCTTCAGCTGCTAGGCCAAGGGCTGGGTAGATTATCGCATGCTCTGACTTATAAATAGCAGTAGCTGCTGCGGCATTTTGGTAGTCATTTAACTGACCTGAGTCATAAAAATCCCAGGCATCTATATCAACTTGGCTTATCATATCTAACCTCACACTCCTCTACAACGATATCGTCTATGTCGTACAAGCTTCCCTGTACGAGTTCTGAGATTACCTCAGCATTATTCCCGAATGTTTCTAAAAAGTTTGCACTAGGGTCTACTTTTATTATTATATTTAGCTCGAACCTCATCAGCAAGACTCCTAGTTATACTCAGGATCAGATGTCATGTCAACAATAATAGGGTCGATGGATTCGGAAAAATGTTTCTGCCACTCATAAGCAGAATCGAAATCGTCAAACCAAAAATTATCGTCAGCAATCTCACCGTTAATCTCTGTTTTACACACCATGAAGTACTTAGAACCTTCTGGAGCATTGTCAAGGTGCTCGGGATCGTAGATATCATTGATTGATGTTGGACCCTGTAGCACTCCCCATATTTTTACTTCCATTTCTTTAACAACTCCATGTAGTGATCAAGACTTACCATTGTAATCCATTCCTTTCTGTCTGCCCGAAAGAAAACAACTGGTTCACCTTTACCATGCTTCCTGGCTTGTTCAATGTAATCGTAGGCCATCTTCATTCCAGACTTCCTACGTTTTACTTCGATAGTAATCGGAATCTTTTTTCTAGCTGCGGGAGACAGCTGGATGTCTTCTCCAGTGTCTCCCATAGTAGTAGACTTAACGTCATCAGGTTCTAGGTCAGGAAAGTTCTCTAGTATGGTATCCCTGATTTCGTTCTGTCCAGTTCTGCCCTTAGCCTTAGCTGCCCGTGTCATCGAACACCTCATCAACCTTGGGTTCTTTTTCTACGTGCACCAAGTACTCAATGCCGTATGAGTATTTGAACATACGCAGATTGGGCCAACAGATCTTTTTGTATTCACAGAATTGACAGGACTTGTCCAGCTTCGTGTTAGGACTTGCCTTGCTTGCAGGTACTGGTTGAATACGATCTGTAGGTAAATCACCTGCAACCAGATCTTTGGCTGCAAGCATCTCTTGTTCTTTGGTCTTCAGGTCTTCAGTAAAGTCATGTACGTCCAGGCAGATCTCACCACTAACCTTATCAAC